TACTTCAGCTAAGTTTGCAGATGGTGCAGTTACTTCAGCTAAGTTTGCAGATGGTGCAGTTACTTCAACTAAGATTGCAGACGATGCAGTTACTTCCGCAAAAATAGCAGACGATGCAGTTACTTCAGCTAAGTTTGCAGATGGTGCAGTTACTTCCGCAAAAATAGCAGACAGTGCAGTTACTTCCGCTAAAGTATCCAGTGACATTAAAGTAGCGGGCGTAGAAACTATCTACGTACCTGCGGCGGCAATGTACCCAAACTCAACAGCAGGTTGTGCAGACTTAGAGCAAGTAGAGTTATCAAACGGCCCAGAGCTAAAGTGTTTGGACTTTGATGCAAGCTCAGACGAAAATGCACAGTTTACTGTAGCCTTTCCTAAGTCTTGGAACGAAGGGACAGTAACTTTTCAGGCGTTCTTCACAGTCACTGGAACCAACACAGGCACAGTAGCTTGGGGACTCTCTGGCGTTTCTTTTGCAGACAACGCAGACATGAATACAGCATTCGGCACTAACGTAGTTGCTACGGCCAAGGCGCACTCTGGAACTTCTAATGACATGGATGTTACAGCGGTCTCTGGCGCAGTAACAATTACAGGAGCCGCTGTGGATACGCAAACGTACTTTCAGGTTATGCGAGACGTATCAGCTGACACCCAGACAGGCGATGCTCGCTTACTAGGCATTAAGTTGTTCTTTACCACTGACGCTTCAAATGACGCATAAGGAGTAAACTATGTCAGGATTCGGTTATAACGTAAGCGGTTTTGGGTCTTTTCCTAGCCGTGGCTCAGGCCTTTTTGCTTTTACTAGCGCGACTTTTACTCCTGGGAGTAATACTGGTCATGATGGCCCGAGTCTTACAGAGGCACGTGCCGGACTTGCCGGTACTGGTGTATCTGCATGGAAAAACAACACTTCATATTTTAATACTTCAAACGGGATTCAATTATGGACTGTACCTGCTGATGGTACTTATCAAGTTGAAGCTTGGGGCGCTCAAGGAGGTGATGAATATAACTCAGGTAGAGGGGGTTCTGGGGCAAGAATGCGAGGCAATTTTACTTTTATTTCTGGTGAAGTTATAAGTATACTGGTGGGACAGCATGCTAATCTAAGCCGAAATGGGGGAGGTGGAGGAACATTTGTATATAAAACTGCAACCAGTACTTACCCTCTCATCGCCGCAGGTGGTGGAGGTGGTTGGGGAAGTAGCGGGTCTAATGCAAGTCATGGCAGGACAAGCACTGGAGGAGGCACTACTTATGGAGGAAGTTATGCTAGTGGTAGTGGGGGCAATGGAGGTAATACAGCAACAAACAGCGGCTGGGGCGGCGCTGGATCTGGGTGGTTGACTAATGGGACGTCAGGCGGCTCATATGGCGGCCAATCATATGCGCCTCGGAACGGAGGTACTGGTGGAAATCAGTTTGTTTGTGGCGGTGGATATGGTGGTTTTGGCGGAGGAGGCGGAGGTGGCTGTAACGGCGGCGGAGGCGGAGGCGGCTACAGTGGGGGAGGCTGTTCCGGAGGTGGAGCAGGTTCTTACAATGGTGGAACTAATCAAAGTAATTCAACCGGTGTTAAGACTGGAAATGGTCAAGTAACTATTACTAAAATAGCGTAGAGTAAGGTAAACTAAATGTTAAAATATATCAAAATAGAAAACAACCAACCAGTAAACTATAGTATTGAACAATTATTGATAGATTACCCCAATGCAATTATTTACAAAAAAACAAAGCTGCCTAACGAAGAATTAATAAAAGAATTTAATGTATATCCCTTAGTAACAACGCAGCCGCCTAAGGTACAAGAGGATGAAACTGCAGAGGAAGGAGTCCCTGTGCTTAAAGATAATGAATGGACTCAAACTTGGAATATTCGAAAACTAACTCAAGAAGAAGTATCAGACATTATACAAAGTAGTTTAATAGATGTAGAAGAAATAGAAACGGATACAGAGTTATCAGTGTTTTTCGTAGATACAGAAGTGCGAGAAGCTAGATATGATATTTGTAAGGCATGTACTTCGTTTACTGTATTAAAAATTTGTAACGAATGCCACTGTATAATGCCTTTAAAAACTAAACTTAGAGATGCTGTTTGCCCTCTTGGAAAGTGGTAATCTATGCAATAAAAAAGGGCTTTTCAGCCCTTTTTCACTTTGTTACTCTTTAAACTACTTCAGCTTCTGCACGTGGTTTTTCTAACTCTTCCTGTAGCAAGTTTGTAAAACCTGTAATACCTACTTGAATCTGGTCAAAACGGCTACGAGCTTGATTAGCCTGTGTTTGCATGTCCTGTACCTGTGATAATAGATACTTCGCTCTATCAGACAGTTCATCTACTTTATACTCTTTATCGTTCATAGATATGGTCGGTACTTCATTTTCTTTAGTCACTATAATGTCCTTTATTAAATCTCGCAAGCACCGCCAACACAGGCAAGTTCTTGAGATCCAGTTGTGTTATCTTCTTTTTCAAACTGAGCTAAATCTTCCCAGTTTACATTTTGTGGCATTTCAGATACTAATCTATTGTATTCTTCTTCGCTAATGTCCTCGTAAGGAGCTTGCTGATAAGTGTGATCGCTTGTTGGAAGTAAACTAATTCCAGAACATAGATCAAAATTATCCCAAATCCACTGCGACACTTGTAAGTACTCACTATCAGTGTAGTATACAGTCACACTCGGCTTGTGTTCACACCAATGATTCTGATAAGTCTTCCACAGCTTTAACTGATGCATTGCACCTACATCTTTTACGCAAGTACTTGCTTCAGGAGCCTTTACAGGAAAGCTAAAGACTACAGAGGTAGGAGACATTACATCTTGTTCCATGGGAAACCCTGCTTGTTCCATGTAGAGCGCAAGTGGATCTTTTTTGTCTGAACGTACTCTCCTAATGTAATGCTTAGAAAACCGAGGATGTATGCCGGAAGCAGAGTCAACAAGCTGAGAAACAGTGCCACTCGGCTTAACACAAGTAATAGCCACAGACTGATTAACACCAAGCCTTTCAGCCCATTCTTTATTTGTTGCAATACTAACATCTCTCATTTCCTCTAGCCACACTGCTAGCATTGGTGACTCTGGGTCTCCACCCAAAATTTCATGATCCATAATACCTGTCAAACTTACACCAAGCAATGCCTCTTCTTCGGTGTTACGCTTCCAGCGCACCCGTAGATACCTAAAGTCTGTAAGAGTAGACTGCAATGTACCAATAATGGTAGCTTTGCGTACTTTCTCTTTTAGTGTTTCTAGTGTATCATCTGCTCGTACTACAACTTCGGATAAATTACAGAACTCATTGCTTCGTAGAATAATCTCAGAGCAAGGGTTAGTACCAAAATCGTGTTCTGCATCTCTACGGCCATTACGAGCTGCAATCTTCTGTGCCGCTACACGACTGAACAAGCCACGCTCACCAGACTTAGACTCGTATAGATTCTTCATCTCAGTTAAGAAAGCTTCAAAGTCAGGCTTCTCTGTATATGCTACAGAATTATTTGCTAAACGACGCTGGCCTTGATCTACCCACCACTGACCTGACTTAGCTTTTGACATACGTTGGTCTGATAGATTAGACAAACTAATCAGAGCAGATCTACGAACACCACCAACTACTACAATATCAGCAATCTTACAGCAGACATCATGGCACTCAATACTTGTGAGTTTACGTCCTTTTGATTTCTGGAATATCTCTACACAGAAACGGAACAAGTCTTGCAAAGGCTCTGGGCCACTGGCTCGACCACCAAAAGTCTTGAGTCTAGCACCTGCTGGACGTACTCGGCTCATATCCCACTGAGGTAACTTACCGGCATAAAGCATGGCAATCAACTCACGAAAGGCACTTGCCCACCCTAGCTTACTATCACTTACTACAATTGTAGAACTTGTTTTGTGGAATGTCTCTGCTACTTCTGGTAGCTTATTGATGAAGTTACGTTCTACACTAAAGCCTACACCTGTTCCACACATCAATACATACATTAGCTCGTCAAAAGCTCGTGGATGGTCGATATGCAAGTAACCACAGTTAAATCCTGCTACGTTATCACGCTTCAGTGCTTCACCTGCTGTCATCATACAACGCATAGAAGGCATAACTTCTAGTGCATGAATAGCATCCCAGATCTCTTGTCCGTTTTCATCATCTAACTGCTCTCTTTCCTTAAAGAAGTCAACATAGCGACTGCATGTCTCTCCCCATGTCTCACGACGTCCTTCTTCTTCTAGCCAACGGGCGTATCTACTCTTATGAATAAAACTTTGATACTGATCCATTATACCATTCTCTCCTCAATATTGGACACATTGTCCTTGCCTATTGCATCATCGCAATATGTTACTAAATCCATCAACTCGTAGTTTTTTAGCAGTACTTCTGCGTTTTCATTCAATTCTTGTATGTACTTGTATTTGCCCTCGATGGGTATACAATCATAAATTGACATGGCATCGCCATACTGTTCTATAAGTTGTTGTGCTCTTTTCGGCCCTATGCCGTTGATACCTGGGACATTATCACCTTTATCACCTGTTAAACACTTGAAAGAGATATACTCTTCTGGTTTAACTTCGTAGTGCTCATGCCAGTTATCTATTGTTACCTCTTTCCGAGTAACGTAAGAAAATCTACTTACACCGTCCTGAATCAATAAGTCCCAGTCTCGGTCACTAGATACCAGCCAGATATTTTCTAATCCGTACTGTTTTCTTTGCTTTACAAGGTGGGCAGCAAGATCATCTGCCTCTACACCTTTGTAACGAAGAACAGGATAACTCTCTGCTAGTAGTTCTAGTGTCTCTTCATACTCTTCGAAGAAATCAACAAATGCTTGTTTCTCTGCGTCTGTTTGTGTGGCATACTTATCTTTTCGATTCTGCTTGTACTCTGGTAATATCTCTTTTCTGTAGCTAGATGATCCCCAATCTGCGGTAATAATAATTTTACCACAATTGTAAGATGTTGCTAGAGATCTTACTGTTTCTACATACTGATCACGAAAATCTGTTCTGCCTTGATGCTTCCACCGAAAAGCTAAGTTCAGTGCATCTACTATGAGTACACCGTCTTGGTTGCGTTCGTTAAACTTAAAAGCCACCTATCCACTCCACTTTTTCTTTTTCTAACCAATCTTCTGCTAGGAGTACATAACAGTTTAAAAACCGAATGTACAGATACTCATCTGTGTTCTCTGGCTTTGTCTCTGTTACTACAAATACTTTAGATCGATCATATTTAAAAAATAGCATTGGCTTTTGATTGCCACCTGCCGCCTGTATTACAACTTTCTTCCACCATCTTATAAGATTGTTAGTCTTAGGTTGAGTAAAGATTCTATCACTCAATGGGGAATCTTTGTAATTCTTTACCTCTATACAAAAATGATTTCTCTGATTAGGGACATATAAGTCCCCTTTCAGGTATTCAAGAGCACCAGAGGCAGGCACTCTTTCAAATTTTAAACCAGTAGCTTCTCGAAGCATATCACGTACTAGATACTCTCCTCTCGCTCCCTTCGCTCTTGAGTCTACCATATTCTTCCTCGCTAATACCACAACTTGTACAAGTAGTACCTTCTGGTACTGTTACTTCTATATAGCCGCAATCGTGTTTCCAATAATTTTTAGTAAGCTCTGCTCCCCTTACTACGTTCCACCATGTTCTTCTTCTACCTGCACTCATCTACTTCTCCAGTTTACTAATGTTTCCATCCTTAACTACTTCGATCTTTTCAAGGAGAGGGTGTGACCATCCGTGGGAGACTATATAAGTATTCATATCTTCTCTCAGTAGAACCTCTACTAGCTTTTCTCTTCCTTGATCGTCGAGTACGTTGGTTACTTCGTCTAAGAACAATACATTGATTTTAGACTTTGAAATACTACTCATTAGCTTGCGAATTGCTATTAGAGTAGCGGTATTCACTCTTGCTAACTCTCCAGAGGAAAGTGCTAGAATATCTACTACATTACCATTATCGGTAATTTGTACATTCAATTTATCGTTAGAGACAACAAACTCAAGGGTAAAGCGACCATCAGACAATTCGGCCAAGTACTCATTTGCTAACTCTTCTAGTTCACCAACTAGGTTTTCAATCTTATATGCAAGTAGTCCGTTCGTGCTAAAAGACTTTTTAAGGGTATCTAACTCTGCTTCCAGTTTTTGATTTCCCAACAACTTACCATCATACTCTTCTTGCTGCTCAACAAACTCTGCGGTTTGTTCTTGAATGACTTGAATACGAGTATTAAGTCTTGTTCGTCTTTCATTCTCAATATAGTTATCTGCGCGTAGACGTTTTGCTTCAACCAAGCTTTTTTCAATCAATGCCCGCTTTTCTTCAAGCTCTTGCTTATCCAAGATTGCCCTTGGGAGGCTTGAATCAAAAGAACGTACTAAATCCTCCCAATCTTTCTGCGCAGTAGCATTTCTTTCAAACTCCAGATTACGAGTCTTAATCCGTAAAATCTTAGGTTTAATACTACTTATAGTTTCCACAGCTTCGTCATACTTCTTCTGCTCCACAGCAATCATTGCTTTTTCCGCAGAGACATCAATAGATTGCTTACAAGTAGGGCATACTTCCTTTAATTCTTCTAACTTTTTAAGGGTTCGTTGAGCACCCGCAGCGACTGCTTTTACATTACCGAACTCTTCCTGCAAATCATCATAGGATTCATACTGTGTTACTTCTGAACTCTGTATAGCTGCTATATCTATTTGATCGAGTAGCGCCTTGTATTGATTATTTGTAGTAATTTTTTTGTTTTTTTCGGAGATATTTGCAATCTCTGCCGTTAAAGAACTTAGAGCCTTCTCGTCCTTAGATGTATTAATTTCTAAATCCAACATGGGCAGTATGGTTGTATCACTCAATTTATTTGTTTCTAACCACTTTTCTACTGTTGCTAACTTCCCTGCTATCGTAGCAGACGTACTAGATACTTCTTTAGACGCACCTTTAAATACTTCGAATAATTCAACGTACTTTTCTAGGTGCAGTAAGTCTATTAGAAACTTCTTACGGTTGGCATCTGTAGCTGTTAAAAACTGCAAACTCGCATTAGTATTTTGATACACTAGCTGAGAGAATGTTTTAAAGTCAACCCCAAGAACCTCTTGTAAAGTTTTATAGGTGTTCGTAGCCGTATGACTAGAGATATCAGAGTCATTCTTTTCGAGTTTAACTTTTATACTTGTTTTTCGGTTGACAGTAATTGTGTATCTGTCATCATCCTTCGTAAAGGAAAGACATATATTATAGCCGTCATTTACATACCTGTTTGGAATATCTGCTTTTTTGATTCCCTTTGAGTTTTTATTATACAATGCTTCTTCAATGATTAACGGTATGGAGGATTTCCCCATACCGTTAGTACCAAGGATTTGTGTAACAGTATTGTCGTCTAATTGTAACTCATTACCAGAACCGTAACTAAAGCAGTTATCCCATTTCAATGTTCGAAGTGTAATCATTGTAGGTTCCTATGATGTCTGGTATCTTATCAGGGTTGATTTCTAGTATGTATGTTAAGTACTCTACTAGCTCTTCTTGTATGGTCATCTCTTTGTCCATAATTAAAGAGGCTTCCGACTTTCGTTTTACTACTTTCTTATCAAGGAGTTCTGAGTTCTTAACTCCTGCTAAATCTTGTATATCGCCTTCTACTTCATAGATTGTATGGTTGAATTCAGTAGCGGTCATTTCCTCACTACTTGTAACTGTTTTACGAATCAACTGAGGAAGTTTAAACTCTTCCCACATCCAACTCCAGTCTTGTTCATTAATTAGTAAGTATCCTGTCTTTACTAGGTTTCTATGAAATGAGGTAGTCATAGGACTGCCTGGGTATACAATATTTTTTTGTGTATTGCTATGG